CACAACTTAATGCACTTATTAAATATTATGATTACTACGAAAATGATGTTTTTAAGTATATTGAGGCCAAATATCCTGAATTTAAGCAATCAAGTGAAAGAAACCCTGCACAGATACCGATAAACTATTCTCGGTATATCGTTGATAAACTTGCTGGCTGGCAGTTTGAAAAGTCTATTGATATTGCTGTAAGTACCGATAAAAAGTCTCTAGAAACAAAAGTAGAGACAGTTGAAAAGGATTTGTATGATATTCACCAGAAAAACAATATGGATTTGAAATTGCAACAGGCAGCTAAAGAATCCAATACTTCTGGTGGGGTGGTCTTTAAAATGATTTATGACAGTGATCTAGGAATAAGATTTCTACCCCGACCAAGAATAGAATGTTTTCCCATAACTGAATTTGATGATTATGAGAAACTAACTAAAGTTCATTTTGTAGCTTTCAAGAGTGAGGATATTATCTGGAAACAGACTTTTGAGATGGTGAATGGCAAATGTGTATTTAGCGAGGCAACCTACAATGTAAAGCTAAATCTAAAAGTAGAGGAAGTTATACAAGCCCCCACCCATCTCGGCAATGACAAAAAGTACCTTGATTTTATACCAGTTTATATTATCCCCAATAACCCTGCTTTGGGTATGGTATGGGGATATTCTGAACTTGTAGATTTAATACCGATAATTGATGAATTTAACCGTAAGTATTCAGATAGCTCTGATGCGCTACGTTTCGAGATGTTTGCTATAACCATAATGCTTAATATTAAAGAATTTACTGACGCACAGGGTAAAAAGCAAAGACCTAAGACAAAGCCGGGCGCAGTATTTAATTTATTTTCAGCCGGTACGGGTGAGATAAAACCGGATATATTTAAACTGGAATCTAAATTTGCTTATACTGAAACCTTAAAAAATCATATAGATAACTTAAAAAATATAATGTTTGAACTATCAAGTGTTATTCAGATAAATCCTGAAATGGTTTCAAAATTGGGGCAACTTTCAGGAGTAGCGTTAAAACTTATGTTTGCTTCTATGATTTCCAAGACCAATACTAAAAATACTATTTGGAAACCGAAACTAGAACAGATGTATAAAGACAGCCTAAAAATGAGGTCAGTTTATGAGGCTTATTCTTATCCTGAAGAAGCAACCATTGAAATTATTACACATATGCCGGTGCCTTTAAATGAGAAAGAAGAAGTAGAGGTTGCTATCCAGAAAATATCGGCTGGATTATCGTCTATTAAACACGAAATGGATAACCTCGGCGTGGAAGACCCTGAAAAGTTAATGGCTGAAATACTAGAGGAACAGCAGGCACAGGAAAAAACCTATAAGGATACTTACGGTGAAGGTGGTGAGTAATGGACGTTAAAATGGAATTTGAAGGTAACGAAGAAGCATTAAACGAATTATGGAAAGACTTAAAGAAGCACACCGTAGAGATTAGTAAGGCACACGAAGTTATACTAAAGGAAATGGATAAAAAAATATATAAATTAGATGATAACCAATGAGTGATGAATTTGAAAAATATATTCTTAAAAATCGTAAAGATTTTGTAAAACTTTCCACTGCGCAGGATAGGGAACTTGGAAGACTTTATATCCGATTCGCAGAAAGCCTAAAAAAAGACGCAGATAGGATAGTAAGTAAAACTTCCTGGAGTTACGCACAAAAGAAAAAAGAGATTGCCACGCTCTTAAAAGAAGCCGATAGATTGACCGACGGTTTTAAAGGGGTACTTGATAAGGCACTTATTGACAGTGCTAATTTAGGACAGGAAGTAAATAAGGTAATTTTAGAGAAGTATAGCAGTAAACTTTCAGGTGCAGGTTTTGATGTAGACTTAAAGAGAGTTTTAACCGGAGTTACTAATGATACCGTAAAGTTGATTTACGATAGGATTTGGGAAGACGGGCTAAAACTTTCTGATAGGATATGGATTTTAAACCGCAGAACATCTAGGGAACTTGAACGGATCATACTTGAAGAGATTGTAAGCGGTAGACCAGCATCAAGTAAGGTACTAGAAGCCAGATTAAATAAACTCTTAAATCCTTCTAGGCGTGCTATCACCACTAAACTGCACGGCAGGACAGTTCAGTTTGATGCGGCAAGGTTGCTTAGGACTGAACGTACCAATGCTTTTAGGGAAGCAGACCGATTAGCATCAACAAATAATCCTGGCCTTATTGGTATAGAGTGGCACACATCAGGGGATGCTTGTGGAACTTGTGAGGATATTGCAAGTAATTCTCCGTATAAACCAGAGGAACTTCCGGCAACACCGCACCCCCACTGTGAATGTTATACGACTGATAAGGCAATATCGAGTCAGGAATTTACAAATAACTGGATAGGATTTATGAATAATCCCGCAAGTCAGCCAGAACTAGCAAGTTGGTATAAAGATATTTATAAGAAGGTAGCTTAATGAAAATACCCAATAAAATTAAGGTTAATGGAATAATTTACAAAATTGAATACGTAGAAGAAATTAATGACAATATTCATTCAGCAGATTATAGGGGAGTCGCTCTTATAAAAGATAAAAAAGTAAAGATTTTAAATTCTTATTGCGAAGATGATAAAAAGAGAACCATACTACACGAAGCAATACACATATTAGATGATGATTTTAAAATAAATCTAAATGAAAATTCGGTAAGAAGATTGACTTCTGGTTTGTATGCATTTTTAAAAGATAATAAATTGTTAAAGGAATAATAATGCCCTTTAAAAGTAAGGCACAACAACGATGGGCTTTTGCAAATAAAAAGAAGTTTGCTAAAAGTTGGGCTAAAAAAACCAAAAATATTAAGGGTTTACCTAAGAGGGTAAGGAAGAAAAAGAAATAAGTTTATTAAGAACTGGGGAGTGAAACTCCAGACAAATAAGTGTATAGGGAATACCATTAAAGCTTATTTGTGTACTTACTGTCCGAGTGTTAATAGGACAGCAACGATATCGTATCGCTTTCTTGGTTGAGCGATATCAACCAAGTGCATAAAAAATAAAGGAGCTTTCCACGAATAGTGGATTTTAATTAATATATAAAAAGCAATATCAAACGTCCAGATAGGGCGTTTTTTTATTGCACGAAAAGGAAGGATATCCAAGATGGATAATGAAAAAAGTTTAGAAGAACTAAACACGGATTTAGGAAGTGCAATAACAAAGCACGGAGAAGACTCAGATGAGGTAAAGGCAATACAAGTAAGTATTGACCAATTGGAAGAGAAGGACAAGAAGTTTGACTACAGCTATGTAAGGGAACTACGTGAAGAAGCTAAAAAGTACAGAACCGACAAGTCAAAGTTAAAGACTGAATTTGCAAAGGTTCAGACTGAACTTAAAAAACTTGAAGATGCTAAATTATCAGATACTGAAAAGCAACAGAAGAAGATTATTGAACTTGAAAAAAGTCTGGTAGATATCCAGACAGAATATAAAGAGAAGGAAATAGACAATCTTATCCTGACCGTAGCGTCTGGCAAGAACTTTGCAGATATGGAAGTTGTAAGACTTTTAGCTAAAAAGGAATTGGATAGTGAAGAAGATGTAGACCAAAAGGCTGTAGAGAAAGTAATGGACAAAATAGCAAAAGAGAAACCATATCTCGTTAGTGATGAAAAATCCGCTGCTTCTAGTGCTGGGAGTTTTGCTAAGAAAGATTTGGAAGGTGGAAAAACTCCTGATGAGATGTTTGGGGACTTTTTGCACGGAAAATAAAATAAGGAGATAAAATGAGTAGACCAGATATAAAAAGTAGTTTGACCAATGCCGCTGGTGGATATACGGTTCCAACAGAATTGGCTACTACTATGTTTGAGAATATAGCCAATATATCGGCTATAATTCCATTCCTAACCAAATTACCAATGTCTACCGCAACACTTGATTTAAATGCTTTAGATGATGATGTTGTATGGACATGGGTAGATTATGAAGGTGGGAATAAAACCGTAAGCAATGAATCGCATAGGCAAATAAACTTAAGAGCTTATGAGATAGCAATAATAGTAAAGATAACCGATATACTGCTTGAAGATGCCAATATTGAGTACAATGCCTTAATAAGAAAAGAAATTGAAACTCAGTTGACAGCAGCATTGGAGCAGTCTTATTTAGGTTATTTTGCAGGAACTCCATTTGCACAGACAATTAGTGGAAGTTGTCCTCTTGCTAATACAGTAGCTTATGGTGCTTATGCAGATTTTGTTGCAGATTGCTCACAGATACTAAATAGACTTGAGGCAAACGGATTTACGGAAAATATTGGTTATGTAACACATCCAACAGTAAAGGCTATATTTAGAGATTTGAGAGATGGACGCCAAAGACCAATATTTGAACCTGGAAATGCTAAAGAACCCGGAACCCTATTCGGTTATCCGATTAGATTTACAAGAAATATGCAGCAAACAGGTTCTCCCCCTGCTTATGAGTTAATAGTAGCAGATTGGAGTTATCTATTTGAAGGTGTCAGAAATGCAATGAATCTAAAGATGTTTGATGCAGGAACAGTAGGAAGTGATAACTTAATTGTTCAAGACAAAATAGCAATTAGAGCTAAAATAAGACGTGGATTTGCAATCAGAGACGTAAACGCAATCGCAAAAATTACAGGACTCTAAAATAGCAAAGGTTAGCGGGCGACCTTAAAAGTCCGCACTAATTTTAGGAGTATTTATGAAGAAAATTGTAATAAACAAAACAGGTGAAATACAAGATGTATCCGAAAAGGTGGCAAGTAGATTAATTAATAAAGGTAAAGCACATCTAGCACCAAAAGAAGTTAAGAAGGTAAATATTGAAAGTAAATATAACATACCCGAAAGACAGTTGGATATTGGAGAAGTTGACAGTGTTGTAAAATCCAAAATAGGGGTTATAAAAAAGCCAAGAAGTAGGAAAAAAAAATATGAATTTCTTAAAAATTTACAAGATACTGACCCAGATTGATAGAACCGATATTTTAAGGTCAAGTGCAGTTGAAAAAAGTGATAAATTTTTAAGGATTGTAAAGCAAATAAATCCCAAAATTGCAGTAGAAATTGGGACTTATAAAGGAGTATCTACATTAATACTTTCTTCTACATGTGATAAGGTATTTACTTTTGATATTTTTTATCAGAAAGAAACTGAACTTTTATGGAATATCTTTAATGTCAGAGATAAGATTGAATATTATTTTTGTTCCAATGAAGCCAATTTTAATTTTTCAAATAAAAAAGCACTTATGGAGGTTTCCCAAAAATATAGATATAAGATAGAAGAGAAAATAAAGAAGATAGAGTTTGATTTTGCCTTTATTGATAGTTGCCATGAATATTATAGCGAAGTAGAAGCCGATTTTGAGATGGTAAAGCATTGTGGTTGTGTATTATTTCATGATAATGTAAAAAGTTTTCCAGGTGTATATAATTTTGTAAAGAATATTGGAGCAGAGAAATTAGAAGGAGTATTTGCCCTGTGGAGAAAATAAAAGTCCATATTATAAGTCCTGAAGATAATTGGATACTTCAAAAAATTGGTTCTAAACTCCAAGATATCAGTTGTCAAAAAGAAATAACCTATTACATTAATTGGATATACTGGAAGCTGGTAAATAATCTAAAAAAAAGTAATTTTGACGCAGTACTTTTTACGCATTTTGAAGGCAAGGATATAGAGATACTTCGTAAGGCAGATTTAATAATTTGCATGTCTTTGCATGGTAAGAAAGTTTTATTAGAACAGGGAATTGAAAATAATAAAATAGAAATATGCCCTTATTTTGGTATATCAGTTATAAAAAAGAAAAAAATAGCAATAGGTACAAGTGGAAGAAATTATAATGGTGGCAGGAAAAACAGA